TGAGTTTGAAACCGATAATGAAGATGATGATGAAGATGAACGCCCAAGACTGACAATGGGTGAAGATATTCAACTTGACTTAACAGATGATGAAGAGGAACCTGCCGCCCAGCCTACAGGAGTTGTGAAGTTGGATATTTAGGGGGTGCGTCTAAGTATCCCCAAAGCAATCCACATTGAAAATCAAATGGAATACCAGACTCTTGCGATGATTGTAGGTGCCGTAATGATTGTGGCTGCTTTGTTGTATGTATTAGATCGCCGTGCAAAAACCCAGCCGGTTGATTACACAGATCTAAGTAAGATTGTTGCCGGTTCAGGTGTTCTAACAAGTGGAGTTTTATATTCATTGGGAACTGAAACAGGTGCTGACGTTGTAGAAACGGTTACCTCTGCTGCATCTGCAGCTCAGGAAATGTTCGTTGGAAAACCTGAGTTTTAAAGATACTTTACCATATAATGAAACTTTCTATACTCACATACTGCAGTGGATATCAATATGAAATATATGAAAGATTTGCTGGGTCGCTGTATGACACAGGATTCACAGGAACTCTTTATTTTGTGATACTTCCTTCAGATAAACAAAATGTAGAAAGGCTTCAAACACAGTATCCAAATATCAAAATAATCATTGATACATTGGATCGCACAACTGCATTTTTCACTCACAGATTTAAAGTATTCTTAAATCATATAGACGAAATTGAAGGAGATTATGTATTTATGACTGATTCTCGTGATGTATTATTTCAGAAAAATCCAGAAGACTTTTTATTGACGGATGATATTTATGTCTTTGAGGAAGATGTCATTATTAAGGATGAATCAATTAACACTATGTGGATTAAAGATCTAGGCTGGGTAATCAATATTGATATATTTTCATCTATTTGCGATAGACCTGTATTATGTTGTGGTACAACCTTCTGTTCAAAACAAAGTCTTTCTCATTATTTGAAAGTTATGAATAATGTAGTTAATTTGATTAAATTACCACTTGATTATGTTATGGATCAGGGAATACATAATTATATAGTGTATTTTAATCTTCTAAAACCATTCAATGTTAAGATCTTAAATAACAGAGACAACTTAGTAAATACAATTGCTATGTCTCCTTACAAGCTCCTGAACTCTGATAACAAGATTGTCAACTGTAATAATGAAGTATCCTATATAGTCCATCAATATGACAGATGTGATAGTGAATTTAGAACAAAAATTTCGTCAAAATACAATTTTACAATCTGATAGAACTTATGTCTCAATCACTAAAGCATCTCCAAGCTGTGCTGCAGAAGGTGTAGCTCGATACTGAGTCATTCGTCCAATTTCCTTCTTAGGAACTGCTGAATCTCCACAATATCTCACAATTGCCTTATATAAATCGAATCCATGGTAACGATCGTGATTATCCATCTTCTTACGGAACATCACTGAAGTTCCGTCACTCTGTTTCATCCACTGCATAAACAACCCAAATAATGGATGTTCTGTCTCCTTCTTCGGTCCTTTGGGAAACATATCCCAAAAGACTGACGTAGCAAATCGAACTAAATCAAATGAAGAGGATGCGCTGATATGAGGATATTTGTTATTGTAAAAGGGTTCCATGTTGTATTGTCCCCCTGCTTCTTCGTCTTCTTGAAACTGACTGCTCATAAACAACTTGGACTCTTTCAGGCCAGTTAGACGAACATTTACAATTGCCCGATCAAAGTCAATTAGTTTAATAAGGTATCCAAATGTAGGAACCTTGTACGGCTGAGATCCATGTTGATAGAACAGATGAGTTTGATTTGTCTTCACATACATCACATTATTACCATGTAGATCATTATGAGTGAATCCAAAGTTGCGTTGAGCATACGCTAATGCAAATACAATCTGTGAAACCCAAGCAACATGTTTTTCAGGTTCAGGATGTAGTTCGAGAAGATCGTAGAATGTTCCTTCACAAGGTTCCATGACTGTTGTCACAACTGGAACATTCTTAAAAGTAGCCCATGCAAAAGGTTCTGGATCTTCATCTTGATCCTCTTGGTCTTCATCTTCAAATAAATCAGAACATCCACAAGACTCAATTTCATAGACATCATCTTCTTCTGATTCATCATCTTCTAGTTCGGGAGATTCAGAAGATGCAATATCGTATGCTTCAACAGATCCTTCCTCTTCAGGAGTAATAACAGTTTCAGCATCGATCTCTTCAATTCCCTCTAACTGAATTTCATCTGCTATTTCCATCGCAATACGAGCTCTTCGTGTATGACTAAACTCTGCATCGTGACCTGCTGTTCTAAGCTTTAATTCAAAAGTTTTTCCAATTTTGTCTGCAAACCAAGATTTCTCTGTTAAATCTTCATAGTCATCTGAAATATCGATTGTATGAGAGTCTGAGAGACCAACGTAGACACCGTAGACTTTAGGAAAATGTTCACATCCAGATTCAGATAAAACAATCGAAGTAATTGCACCTACATACGCTGCTGTATGAGGACTCTGCATACGTTCTTGCATATCATCTGCAACATCTGTGCGTTTAGGAACACCAAAAGATCCATAATCTCCTCTCATCGTTTTAAAAGGTGACAAAATCATTGTCGTCTTACGATGAACTGGAACCGTCTGACCTCCTACTCTAACATGATCAGCATCTACAATAGATTCAATTGGATTGGCAAGCTTAACTCCATATTCATGAATTCCAGCAATTGTCTCTGTTTTAAAGAGCTTTTCAAGACACGGAAAAAAGGGTTGCAAAGTGTTCATGGACCAATGCGTTCCATCTAACCTTGGCATACGTTGAAGTTTTAGTGTCAAGGGAGTTGTTCTTAGATCCTTTCCCATTATGAAATGTCTCGGTGATGAATGTGAAAAAATAAACGACGAGAAGAACAAGATGAATTTTCAACTCAAAAAGTTCAATATGGATATGATCAAAGATAGATGCGGAATGGATTCGCGTAAAAGTCCTATGATTGTTATCATTGGAAAGAAGGATACTGGAAAATCTTTCTTAGCTCGTGACTTGCTTTTTAATGTCCAAGACTGTTTCCCTGCAGGTCTCGTCATTTCGCCTACTGAAGCAGTGAACGAGTATTTTCAGTCTTTTGTTCCTTCTAAATTGATTCATGATAAATACGAACCTGGAAAAGTGCAAAACTTTATTAAGAGACAGTTTGCAGCCAAACAGAGATTTTTGAAGTCAAAAGCAAGTGGAGCACCTTTTGATCCTCGTGCATTCATGATTTTAGATGACTGCTTGTATGCTGCAAAAGAGTGGATTAACGAAGAGTCTACACGTTTCGTCTTCATGAACGGTCGTCACTTAGATATGATGACGATTATCACAATGCAGTATCCTTTAGGTATTACACCCAACTTGAGAACCAACGTAGATTTTGTATTCATTCTTCGTGAGAATATCCTAGGTAATCGTCGTAGAATTTACGAGAATTATGCAGGTATGTTTCCAACCTTTGAGATGTTCTGTGATTTCATGGATCAATGTACAGAAAACTATGAAGGTTTAGTGATTTGCAACAATGTAGCTTCAAATAAACTTGAAGACCAAGTGTTTTGGTATAAGGCATCCGAACATCCACCATTTAGATTATGTGACCAATCCTTGTGGGCGGATAACAAACCCTTTCAATCTGCAATGCTTGCAGCAGATGATTATAATGCTTCTTCACTGCGTAAAAAGAATGCACCACCTTCAGTCTGGGTTCGAAAAGAGGGAGGTGGTCGTGAATAAAATACTTTCAATAAACAATGCCTAAGGCTGTTATTCTTTTCAGTTTTAAAAAGGACGATCCTTCACCGTTACTTAAAAATTTGTCAGACCTTACCTTCAACCGAAAAGATGGCCGTCGTACCATTTTTTCGAAGGAGTTTTCAGTCAATGAAGTTGAACTGGAGTTAGATCAACTAAAGGCAGTTAAAGATTCAATTACAAAAAATGCTACAATTCGAATTGCATCTCCATCTCGTGTTTGGAAAGAAGCGTTCAAAGCAGCAGGTTTGGACTCTGAAGAAGCCTTAGCTCTTGCAGGATTAGCTATGGCTGAACCTGGAACTGTAAGTTTTTCAAGTCTTACAGATACTGGTGATTCATCAATGGGTGAAGCAGATGCAAAAGCTGCAGCTGCACAACCGGTTGCAGCTGAACTCAAACAAGAAGAATCACAATCTCAAGGAATTGTGGATGATGATTTTGATGTCGATGCACTTGTTGCAGGTCTTGTCAATACCAAGATTGGTGGTCGTCGCAAAACACGTCGTCGTGGTGGTAAGAAATTGCGTTCTAAAAGTCGTCGCCGTTAATCTCGCAATGCGCCTTCGCTAGGGTGAATAGGCTTAGAAGCATCTGCTAATCCATCCTCTAAAGTCTTCTTCTCTTGTCCAGCTTCCAATGCGTTCTGCTTCTTGCGTCTCTCATTCTCCTCCTTTTGAGCCTTAATTGCCTCTTCACGTTGCTCAGCAAAGAACAACTCTTTATTGGACTCATTCTCCTTATACTTTCGCATAAGCTCATTCAACTCCTTCTCTGCATACTCAACCTCAGGCATCAAATGTTCTGATGGATCCCAAGGCAACCAGGCACCAACCTTACCAATATACAAATTGTCCTTAGGATAACGACGTTGAAGAACCTTAGCAAACATCTGAGTTTCCTCAACGGTTGCAAATGAACGACGAACCTTTACACCACGCATATTAGTCCTGAATTCAACCTTGTTATCATACATCTCCTGTAGGTCCTTTTCGTTCTTGAGCAAAAAGATTTGATACTGCTCGTGGATATCAGTCTTCTTGACCTCTTCTTTACGCACATTGACATAGTCATTTGCATCCTTCAAAAGATCGTCAATCTTGACGGAGTACTTCTTTGACAAAAATGCCATGAAGTTTTCAAGTCCCTTGATCTTCCATTCATAATCCATCCACTCTACGAACTTTTCAAACATGAATTCGTTCTTTTGCTTAATCACCTTCTCAGGACTGATGAAGGATACAACGCAATATTTCTGTGTAGGGATCTCTGGGTCTTCGTCCAAGTAATCAATTGGACCATTCTCATCTGCCTTTGGAAGCTCAGTAAGGGGCATTTACTTATTCTTGCGACTTGACCTTAAGTTCTTTCTCCGCAGTGTTTTGCGACGACGCTTTCTACGACCTCCACTCATTGGTTCAGCACCTGCATCTTCAGTCACGTTTGCAATAAACTTCTCTATTTGATCAGGATTAACTGGTTGATTTGTTAATGGATTTTTTTTTACTGCTCCAACCCATGATTTTTCAAGAGCTTTCCTTTGAAAAATAAACCGATTGTCCTTATTGATTCGAATGATTTCATCACCTGAACGAATAGGATCAAAAGTGATTGGATCATTCCATCCTATCTCTGAACGTTTTAGAGTTAAAGTTTCTAA